GGGCCATTGGAACGGCGGGAGTGGTTTTTGTCGCTTGGAGCGTTTTTGTGGTCGTCGTTATCTATCAAGACCACCACGCAGTCACCACTGACAACAATGCCCTTCGGCTTCGTGTTTCGGAACTCAGTAACAAACCCGCCGAGTGTTGGCTATACAACCTCGGTATGAAACCACCAAGCAGCGCTCCGGCGGGGACACGCTCGGGAAACTACATCGTATTCTTCTGTGACGCCGATTATGAAGCGCCATTGACTGTCCGATGGGACTTCACTTCGCCACCGACTCGCTTGGGTATCCCAGTTTTTCCTGATAGTGGAGCCGCACAGGTTAACTTTCTCTCGTACGGCGATCATGCTGTCGCATTCGTTCAAATGCCTTCGTTGCTGAAATTTCAACCTACTGTTCTGGAAATCTACAGTTTTGAAGAATTGTGCCCTCAGGTATTTAAGGTAACCATAACCCCTCTGGTCAAAACAGGCATACCTGTAGCTGTCGTAGTCACTGCGAGAGATTTGAGGCACCCTCGTTGAACGACCCTTCGGAACGTTCTGTCTTTAATACCAAGTTGTCGGGAACCAACCAGAAGAAGTTCCGTTCCACCACTTCCCTGTTAGCGAGATGTTCGCCGTAGGAATGACTACGGGCGTTGTGGTGTTCGGCGGCGTCCATAGCAGTTGGCATTCGTAGTTGGCTCCCGCTCCGTGCTGCCACTCGATTACGATTGGATAGGGAATGTTCGCTGCCAGTTCCACCGATAGACTTTGCGTATAGGTGGACGTAGAGTTTGCCGTCTGAGTGGCTCCGAGAGCATTCACGATGAATCGAGAACCCAGATAAAAGTCTCCACCGTCGGCAATGTTTAATCCGAGAGTGTAAATTCCTGGTATGTCTCCACCGCTACTGCCACCTCCACCACCGTGGGGTCCTCCACCTCCGAAGTTGCCGTTCAACGTAAGCCAGCCAGTCCAGCGAGCATAGAAGTATGTGGAGTTGATGCCGCTTGGCAGACCAGACGAACCTGCTACGACATTTCCATAATTGATTGGGACGCCAGCGGCGATTGCCCCCACCGCAATAAGCATGGAAACGCCCAGAGGACTAACGCTTGCTGGTGCTCCTCCTGGTAGTGCTGTGCCAACCGCAATCGACATGCTGAGGCTGGAAGGAAACGCTTCGGCACTTCCCAATGTGTTCTCTACGCCGACGGCGGAAACCATCGTGACACCGACAACGGAAATGTATCCGTCTGCCATCGTCGTAGCAATGCCAACCGCAGAAGCGAGGCTCGCACCAGTTGGCAAAGCGTATGCAATCGTGAAAGTGGTAGCGGTGCCGACGGCAGAGGTGGCATGCACTCCGCTCGGGGAAGCCGAGGCAGAAATAAAGCCAGTCTTGAAGGATGCAGCGACCGCAGCCCACACGCCTTCTGATGATGCGAAGGCAGTTGCTACTGTGCCACTGACTTTGTTGAGGATGTATTGGTCGTGAACGGTAACGCCAGCAGTAAACCCCGTGCCGTGTGTGGCACTAACATAAGTGCAGGTAGCAAAGATAAGGTCGGTTGCCGTCGTAGTGAGTGACCCAGCATTTATGGCGCTGACTGTTCCCGAAACATTATCATTTTGCGCCGTGTCATCGAGGGCGGAAGTCTTTGCCACACCAGAGAACTCATAAAGACTAAACGACACCGTGACCGCACCAGCACCACTCGTCACGCTAACGCTGGTGGTCGTAGTGTCCGCCATCGAGGCAGCGTTCTCAATAAAGTAGACAGCTGCTCCAGCAATTAAATAATCGCTAGTAGTTTGCTCGAATGTGTATTGAGCATCGTCGGCAAGTGTCCACGCAGACCCGGTAGTCGTGGGGAGACTAAAGGTCAGGGTTCCCGTTACTGTGGGATTAATTGCAGCATAGACCACGCAGAGCAGTAAATTACCCGCACCTGTAGCGGCGGCGAAATGAGCCGAGGTTGTGCTCTGGACTAATGCGATTGACATTTATTCTGCCTTCTTCGTTTAGCTAATGGTGACGGTAGAGCTGGCTCCTGCCGCTGGCAATACGACCGTGAATGTTCCAGCCGTGGTGCTGGTGGAAGCGAAGGTCAGAATAGCGATAGCGGCATTGGCTGCTGTGCTGTCGTAAATCAAAGCCGTCACTACACCCGTTAGCGTGGAGGTTGTCCATGATGGGTTCGCCCATGTCAGATAAGCGGTGCCGCTGCTTATGTTGACGGTGATGCCTGAGAGCGTGGCTCCGCCAGCCGTGTAGCCAGTGCCTACCACTTCGCCGGACGAAGTGTAGACGGTCGTGGTTGACGGTGCGAGAGTGGCAGCGGAAGTGTACAAGGCAATCTTGTAGACATCCGTTGACTGGTAGGTGCCGTTTAGAAAGCCCTGCTTTGCTGTATACGTTACGCCTGCTGTTGATGCCATGAGTGCTCCTTTATGTTGTTGCGTTCGGTAGGAATGACATCGGACCTGCTCCGATGTTGAAAGTGTTTGGGGTGATTACCAATCCCGTGGCACTGTCGATTGAGCCGGGTCCCAATCCTGGAACCGTAAATCCGAGTGGCGTCAGTGTCGAGAGGTCTTGAGGATTAGCGTTGAAGTTATTTACAGATTGAAACTTGAACAACAAAGTCTGTCCTGCCCACTGCGGGTCATAGGTGTATTTGAAAATGGCTTGGTCGAGCCGCATGAATGCCGCTCCCATGTCGTGGGCGGTAATCTGTGAACCCATCTGACCACGTCTGATGTAGCCCGTTACTGGAGAGGTGATAGCGTTCATGGTGTACTGGTCGTCTCCAGTGACTTCGCAAGTGGAATAGGAAATAATCTCGCCGTCCACAAAGCACATGGTATTTCTGTAATCGGCATCGACTGTCGTGCCAGCGTCCAAGGCTGGGGAGTTCTCCTCAAGAGTTACAATCAATTCATCGGTGGTATCCGGGTCGCTACCTGCTGGGAATGCTGCCGCTAATGTCCCGATGCGTGCCTGCTGATTTATTGTTCCGATGTTGAGATACTTTTCGGCGTCCTGACTGACCCAGACATTACAACCGCCCCACTGGTTTGTGGAGCCTGTCGCTCCAACCCAGATTTGATTGCCCTGGTAATTCGTGAGCCGAGAGGTTGCCTCGAACAGCACGGCAACCGTATTGCCAGGGACAGCGAACTGGTTCACCGCTACCGAGCCAGTGGAGATGCCTTTGTTAAACAGAACTGGCTCCTGAGCCAGTGCTTGATAATCTTCACACTCAATACTGAGGCCAGTCGTTGCGTCGTCCACTACTTTCGTTACACGCAGAGGCAAATCGTTGATGCCTAAATTGATGTTGTTTAGACCCGCCGCCCAGATGGACGATGTGGTGATTGTCACAATGTCCATCGGCTCCACATAACTGTAGGAGAACGGCAGCGTAAAGGCATACTTGTTGCGTATGCTGGTCATCCGTTTCACTCTCATGTTGGCAGCGAATGTTGCCGATGAGAGCAGATGTATAAAGTCGTAGTTCTGCGGGTCCTCTTGCCTCAAGCCGTAACGGTTGATTGCCGCTTGGTCGAACTCTTGCGTAATCTCGTCGGCGTATTGATTGAAGCGGTTTTCCCAGGAGACTTGAACTTGGTTGTAGGCGTCCTGCCAAGCAGTCCGGGTGATCTTTACTGGATCTTCGCCTTCGTTCGCAATGAAGCAACTATCGTCCAGAGCGACCACCCACGAAGAAGGACCGACCCAAGTGCAGCCGTTCCCTGCCGCACTGGTCGAGCCATAGGGAACCAGTTTTAATAACCCTTCGCTGAAGAAAGCCGCACACATTCCCGCTTCGAGCCACTTGGACATCTGAGAGGCGGCACTCTCTTGGTTGTCCATCTTCGGAGAAATGAAAAAGCCGTTAGCAGCGAACCAGTTAAAGGCGGTGCTGCCTGTCGCTCTGGTGCCAGGAGTTCCTACAGGCCCACCCCAGGTGCCGTTTGCCCCGTTGTCGATCGCCAGCACAGGGAAAGGAACTTGACCCGAACCCAAGCCCCACATCGTGTTGGTCAGAACTTGGAGAATGCACTGGACGGGATTGGCGTCTACGATCCCACCGCCGTAAGCGTCGGGAGTGAGCACCTCGAAAGTATTGTCTGCAATCTCTCCGCTATCGCCGAGAAACATCGGGCCGTAAGCAACGTAGGCAATGCCCGTATACCCGAGGGACTGCCCCGCAAAGCCTTGCATCGTTCCCGAGTTCGGAGAGAGCGACCAAGTTCCGCCAGTCGAGAGGAAAGACCACGGTGCTTGTGCTTGTCCACCGCCGAACATTTCAAAGTTGATTAGCTCGGGAGCACTCTGCCCGATAGAACTCTGGTTGGTAAACGACCAAGTGATTAGCACTTCCTGTGCGATGTCGCCAGGAGCGAACTGGACGAAAGTCGAGTATCCAGTATTCGACCCGAGGTAATTATTTGCCGCCAGCGTAGCCTTGTATGTTCCCGTGACGGTCGGCGCTCCGGTAACGGGTGTGAGCGACACGCCATTCTGTAAACTGTCCTCGCCGTAATACTGGACGTTCAAGACGTTCGTCGGCGTGTATTGCTGGCTGAGAACGACCGTGCAAGCGGGATAGCCAGGAGGGCCGCTGGCAGGAACCAGTGTGATGTCCTGTTGCTCGATTAGAGAATAGTTGAGTTGATACGTCACCTGTGCCGACTTGCCAGCGTCCGCTGCTGCGAAGTGATACGTATTGCCGACATCCTCGGCAGTCGCAGCGTGCGTCTCCGCCACACCATTGGGGTTGGCGAGAGTTAACTGGGTCGTGCTCGAAGCCGTACACAAATACGTTCCGTTGTTGCCTGAGTTCGTAAAGCCACCGACCGTGAATCTGTAGCCGATGAGAGCACCCGAAGCACCCGTGGGACTTGTGAACGTGCCGTTATAAACGTTCGTGCTACCGCCACCCGCTCCTAACGAAGATGTCAGATTGAAAGTGCCGATGCTGGCGAAGGAAATGGAATACTCGCCCGTGGTCAGGGCTGTGCCGTAGGGAACCAGTTTCATCGGAGCAAGATCGCTACCGTTCAAGACAGTGGAGACTGGCTGACCATAATCCGTGTAGGTCTGGCTGTAGGTGTTGACCAGTCCCACGCTGTTATCGACCACCAGGAGTGCGGCATTCTCCGGTGAGTAGTTGTCGGTGACAGTGATCGTTTCGTTAGTGCCTTGAGAATTGAGCCATGTCTGACCAGACCACACGCTGCCTATTCCAGTGATGGGACCGTTACACAATGCGGCGATTACATCGGCGTAGTAAAGGTAAAAACTACCGCTCTTGCCGCCACCCTTACCGCCACTTTCTTCCTGCTCAATAAACCCGCCCATCCACATGAGAGACTGTCCCAGCCGCACCTGTCCCATCGCCGCAGTGATCGGATAGCCCTGCGTGGATTGCGTTACTCGAATGTTGTTAACCCGCTTGCTGGGTTTACTGGAGCCGAAAATACTCATTACAATTCTTTCTCATTGGAACTGAGAATGCCTCTTATGCTTTTCAAGAAGCCAGAAACCCAGCCATCTTTTACTTGCGTCGGTGCTGGCTTCTCGAAGTGTGCACACTGTGCATCATTCACATTCTCAGACTTGTCGGAATTGCAGAACGCCTCACGCAAGGTATAGAACTTCTTTGACCGTCTCCGAAACTTCGGCATGTTGATGCCGTGGGCTCCGCTTACACCGCCGTGGTCGAAGGCGTGAATGATGTGTTCTGGCCAAGTCACCACAACGCCAGCGTGTGCGAATGCCAAGCCGAGTTTGTAGCAAACAACATCGCCAGGAAGGACTTTCGCTTCTGGTATCTCTCGGAAGTAAACCGCAATCAAGTCCACGTATTCGGTACTGGCTCGATGCTGGGCGACCTGCAAGGAATAATCTTTAGGCAGGTTATTGATAACGGGAACGTGCCCCGTATTGCGGAACACTCCGTAAATTAGTTGTCCACAATCGACACCGCAGCCCTTGAGACAAGACCAGCCACGATAGGGAGTTCCGAGCCAAGTCTTTGCCTCTGCCACAATCTCGTTGCGTTGCTCGATAGTCAGAGGCATTATTAAACCGCCTTGTCGCTGGTCGGAACAAAAGGAGTTCCTCCGAAGTTCGCTGAGTTGTCCGCTGCTACTCCTGCCGCCGTCTTGGTTGCGTGACAAGTCGTTAGCGTTCTATCGCATCCCTTGATTACAGCGAAGGTATCGCCGACCATGACGGGCAGCAGCCACGGGTTCATCATCGTTAGCGTTCCAGAGCCGTGTACCTTTACCGTCTGGCTCAACCCGCTATTGTTCCCAGATGTGCAAGTGCATACGCCTTGCGTGAAATACCCCGCTGCTTGAGGCAGAGCCGTAGCAGGGTAAAGAACCCACACGGTGCTATTAGTTGCGGCGGTAAAGTCTTGCGTGTAAGCCGCCGCTCCACCTGGAGGATTACAGTTGCCATCTCCGAATGACCACGGGCAGTCTGGTTGAAAGAGCCGAGTGGGAACTTTCATGTTCAACAGATAAAGAGGGTCGGCACACTCAAATTCCACCTTCGTGCGATTGATGTCTTTTATTTGCGTAATCGTTCCGCTGAATTTCGTTTCTATGCCCGCCGAAACATTGCCGTATTGTCCCAGCGGCATGTATGCGGTATAGACCGTGACCGTGGCAGCATCGAACAATCCATTTCGAGCGGCGTTGAGAATGCTAACGTTCAAACCTGGGTACGTGGTAGTGGGTTGAGCGACACAGATAAGCGACATCGTATTGGCTTCTAAATCAAAAGACGCCTCGGAGGTTATCGCTCCACGGCTCCATCTGCCCGAGGCGTTGGCTGAAAAGTTTGTCGTGGTGCCAGTCCATCCGGGAGTTCCGCTCGGGACGTTTATGTGAAACTGTCCCTCACAGACATTCAAGACTTGAGCGGTCGGCAGGACAATTTGGAACAGGTCGGACTTCAGGACATTTCGGTATGAAGTGTTCTGCAAGAAAGACACGAGGCTGGATGGCATCAAACGTTTCATCGTTAAACTAATTCCGAGGCAAAGCGAACGCCGTTGACATCCCAGGTATCGGTGCCGCTGCTGGTGGTGAATGTTCGGCTGGCGTTTACGCTGTCCTCGATAAAGCGGCAGAGAAAATAGAAAGATCCTTGCCAAGTGAGAACGGCATTATTAGCAGGGGCAGACGTGAAGGTGACCACGCCCGTAATGGACATCGTGTAGGCCGCTGTCGGCGTTCCGTTTATGTGAATGTTTGGAATACCGTTTACGTTCTGGATGATGTCGTATCCGATACCGCCGATGGTGCGAGCCAGTTGAAACTGGGTGCTAACGCCGTCGCCTTTGAGCCCCATCGGACTGGCGGCATTCGCCGTCACATTCAACATGGCGCTATTGGCGAGTGAGACGGTATTGTCCTGCGGGTCTGTGAACAGAAAGAAACCGCCCTGCCCATTGCAGACCATGAATGTTCCGAGAAACGAAGTCAGAACGGAGGACGCCAGCGCTTCGTTTCCTTGAATGCTGTCCAGGCTCCACTCGAATGTCCAGCACGGGTAGGGCATGAGACTGGTGGAACTAACGCCTCTGCCCGCCGCTGGGCGTTGAACCACGGTGTTGTATTGCGGCGACTTCTTCAAGCCCTTCGCCATCGACATCGGCATTACTGCCATGATTGGGTATGACATTAGTGGTTCATCCTTCTGAGGTGAGACGACATTGCCTTGGCAAACTTTCCAGCGTGCTGATTTAGCATCTTCTCTACGCCGTCGCCGTCTATGGCATGAACCTGGGGCGCATAATGAAAGTGAGTATCACCACTTCCAGCGCCGCTCTCTGCTGCTTTTACTTGGTCGGTGAGTGCCTTCGTCACAACCGTTTCGCCAGCGTGCGCCATGATCGGAACGGCACCAGAGCCACCGATTTCTCCACCGCCCTCGAATGATGCGGCCGCAGCCATCATGCTTGCGCCGAATGCAGGGGCGCCCATGTCAACAGGCCACGGAGCAAGAGAGAACGATGCCACGGCATTAGCGCCAGCCAGTTGAGCGGCCAATAACTTTCCTGTCGCCACAGTTGTGGCTCCTGTGGTCGAACTGACAGCTGCCATGATCGTGTGAGAAATAATCCACTGCTCTACCCACTTGACCAGGGTGCTAATCATTCCCTCTAAGATTTGCTTGCCTACATCTTTCATCGCCGCACCAAGAGACTTGCCTTCGACAATGCTCTTGGAGATGGCACTGGCGAAGCCGTCAGTAAACTTGGTCATGCTGCTCTGAAGAGTGGTGTTGATGGTGACCGAGAGTTCACCGGTCTCCGTTTTCATCTGGGTAAAATACGTTGACCAGTTGGCTTGGAGTTTCTGAGCGGCTGCTTGGCTTTGATTGACGGCGTTCGCCAACTTCTGCTGCTCGATTACGCCCTTGGCTACGGCGTCGTTGTAGGCGATCTGTGCCAGACCAGCCTGCTTGGTCATTTCATCCGACTGGCTGCCGCCTTGTGCTGCCTTGGCTGCTGCTTGTGTCTTTTGAAGATGAGCCTGTAAAGCGGCAAGTTCACTGGCAAGATGTTGAGTGTACGAAGTCAGTTCTTGCTGGTCGATAGCGTGCATCGCATTCGCCGCAGACTGACGGGAAATAATGCCCGCTTCTGCTTGTGCTTCTATTGCGGATTTATCACCAGCGGAGTTTGCCTTGAGGCTTGCTTCCTTAACTCTTTCGTAAGAAGCGACGACCTTGGCGTTTAGTTCCAGTTGCTTTGCTACTAAATCTTCCAGCGTGCGAGTGATTTCTTCCTGACTTCTGGCAATGATTTCATCCTGACGTGTGGCTTCTTCTGCTGCCTTCTTGCGAGCCGCAGCCAACTCGCCGTGGTCTCTGGCAAGATGAAGGACTGCCGCTTGCTCTTTTACGATGGCATCGACTTTGTTGCTATCATTCTTATTGGACACTTCGAGGAGTAGTTGCTTGTTGGTGTCGTCCAGTAATTCGATAAGGCGAAGTTGTTCCTCAATCGCTTTTTCGTTTCCCATCTTCTGAATGTCTGCCAACTCCAGGTGAGCCTTGCTGAGTTCTCGGGCGGCGTTCGCTTGCTTCTCCTCAAGAGTGGTGGCGTTGGCAATAGCGAGAGCGGCACTCTGTGTCTCCGCTTTTACTTCCTTGCTGGCAGCGACACTGAAACCGAACCAGTTGAGTGGGTTCCAGTTCGTTGGCATTTCAATACTCTTTGCGAAGTCTGCAAACTCGGCTTTCAAGCCAGGAGCCAACTTCATGCTTGCCAATAAATCTCTAACGGAGTGCAACTTGGTTTCCAAGGCGGTAACAGAACTGCCTGTTAACTCGGCAATCTTTATCTTGAGTTCACGGCTCTTGGCTGTGGCATCTTCGAGAGACTGACCAACTTCCTCGAATGCGTGCGTGCCTGCTTCAGCTGCTTTCAAGGCAGCATCATGCAGTTTGGTGAAATGCTCGATAAGAATTGTGGCACCGAGAATAATGGCGAGGAAAGGGAATGCCATTTCCATTGCAGCACCGACAGGACCAAGGCTGGCAATGAAGGTCGTAACGCCACGAGGGAGATGGATGCCGAGTTCTTCGCCCAACATCATTACGCCGTGTCGGGCTTCCATCATGCTGTAATCGACCTTAGTGCCAGCCGCACCAGCGTCATCTGCAAATACCTTCAGGTCACCCGAGGCTTTCCCCAAGTCACCGCTAAATGTGGCGGTGTTGGCTTCGAGGTTGACCGTCAGCGTTCCGATTACCGTTCCCATAATGTCCTTTACAGAGTTGGCCAGCACTCGTGCCAGAGTTCTGCTGCATCTGCTCTGCCTTGTGCCGTGAGGCTTGCGATTGTGCGGTCTTTCACTTCCAGAAACTTCTCTCTGGTTGTAGAGGGCGGCATAAAGACAACCACCTGCTTGATAAGCCGCTTTATTTCTTCCGTGTGTTCCCGCTCGGGGTTATCTTCTTTTACGAAGTCGAAGGCGGTGAGAATTGGGGCGTCGGCACTTGCTCGGTTGCAGTTGTAGACAGCCGAAGCGGTGAGGGCGTTGGCATACCGTTCGTATTTGAAGCGGATGTTACGGCGCTTACATAATGCCGTGAACATTTCAGGAGTGAGTTCTTCAAACTCTTTCCACCTCAGACCGAGGTCAAATCTGGCGATGCTCCACAAGTCGAGCCAATTCTGGGGCGGTTCTTCTAAGCGGTCGCCATCTCGGCGTTTGGGCTGGCAGTTGCACCTGTGCTTTTCTCTTGTGCTTTCTGTTTAGCCCACGCTTCCATAGCACCTGGGAATGCCAACTCAAAAAGGGCGTTCTCCAGCGGTATTTGTGCAGCGGTGTTTAGATTGTCCAGCACTTCATCTAACGTCACTTCTGGATGGTAGCGGCGGAGACAAGCGTGGACGATAACGGGAACTTCCGAACTGGACAAGTCCTTCCAGCCGTCCATTCTCTTTAAGTCTCGGTTGATTTCCCGTTGGACAATAGCAATGGCTCGATAGTCGAGAACCAGCCGCCATGTTCTGGTGACGGGATTGCCAGCAGCATCTTCGGTTTCGACATTCAGGTGAAACTCTCGTGTCACAGCCGATTGAACCTCGGTCACGGGTTTACTCATAACTACCTTTCAGAATGTTTCACACCTGTGAAACATTAGACGATTGTCCACGGGCCAGACAGTTGCACCTTGTAATCAATCGTTGCAGTCTTGTCGAGCGGCAGTGAAATGGTTGCCGTCTCCACGATGCCTGAGAACGACTTGCTACCCAGAGACATTGGATAAAGAACCTTAAAGTTCACTGCTTGACCAGCGGCACGAATGGCTTCGAGGTCAACCTGTGTGTCGTCGCCGGGAAGGTAATAGCATTTGATGTCACAAGTTCCTGGGTCTTGCGTGGCTGCGATACGAGTATCCACACCACCGGGAGATAGCATACTGGTGGTCTTATCAGTGGTGACTTTATCGCCGCTGAACTTTACGTCATTAACGCCGTTTAGGACGGTGTAGGTTGTTGGACTGCCTACGGTGGAGAATTCGACGGTGGTTCCAAGACCTACAATTGGTGTGCTGGACATAGATTTATTGCTCCTTCTTGTTCGCCTTTTAAGTCGGCGAAGAACTTGGGTGGTAAAGAACTGGGTGGGACGAGTTGGAATTGTCTGCTACCTCGATACTGACCGATGGGACACTTGCTATCACGATGAGCACGAGCCACACACAGACCTTCCGCATCGGTGCTATCGAGTTGCTTGGCATCTTGTGCCGCCTTCTGAAAGGCGTAATCTTCGACGCCCGTGGATGGGAAAGGATGTTTCTCCCACCACGTTCTCAAATACACCTGAGAGGTTCCGCAGGCATAGGGAATGTGTGGAATCCCCGCACGCTCGAAGCGATACTTTAGACACTCGTCTGTTTCGGCGTCGTGGTAAAAGATGTTGTGCCAGCCAGTGACGGCTTTGCCCGTCTCCTGAAGTCTTGCGACTTGGGCAGACACACGGTCGGGAGAACTCCAGTCGTCCTCGTCGCCCGTAATGCAGATGTCACCAGTGGCAAGAGTCGTGCCGAGGTTCCGCAATGCTCCTACAGGCATTCTCTGGCAGAGGTGGTACTTGATACGTTTATCGTCTGGCAGCAGATGCTCAATCGACTGGTCGCTATTGTCGAGGACGACTATTTCCACCGGGCCTCGATAGGTCTGGTTCAAGAAACAATGCAGAGCCAGACGAAAGAATCTGTCGCTGTAGCCCACTGGCATGATTATGCTGACCGATGGCAGAATGGGTGCTCTCATTTACTTGCCTTTGTTTTCAAGATCCATCAGGAGCCCAACGGCTTCGGTTTGAAACACATCGAGGCATTTGGCTTGACTGCTCTCCCACGCTCGGGTCATCCAGTGAAGTGCTGGGAGGTGAGCGGAACCGAACTCTTGAAAGGCTCCCCAGAATGTTGCCCACGCTGGACCGATCAAAACGGTTAAGCCTGTGTCGGAGAACTTGCTCTGGGAACCGATGCCAGCCTCAAGAGCGGTCGTCATTTCAGGAGCCGTCTCTTGCATGGCTTCGATTACGACATCGGCGGCAGGTTGAGCCACCCGCATCAGATAACGCTTGGCAGTTCGGACGGACTCGTCCTGAAGCACGGCAGTCAGTTCGGCAACGCCTTCAACTTGAATAGGCATAATGTTTTGGGGACGATACAGGAAGGAAGGTCAAGACGAGGGATAGGCATACGGCCTAAATGAAGCGGTTTGTTTCGTGTTCGTCTTTAAGCGCCGCAGTTTGCAGTGCCGTTGTGTTCACTTGCCCGTATTCACTTGCTCACTATTTATCGCTGGAGCCGTTTTCTATCGTTCTTAGTCGGCTGTGAGAGCCACTTTCTTCCAGGTAGCCGCAGTAGCGATGCCACCAGCGGTACAGATGTATAGATTGGTGCCGTCATAGCAGAGTTGACCTGTGGAGCCAGCCGACGCTGCTGATGTAGGGCTGGCTGTTGGTATCAGAATGCTGGTTCCAGTGAAACTGACGGCGGTTACGCCAGTTGTTCCAGTAGGATGGGCAAAGGTCAATGTGCTGGTTGGGTTGGTTCCCGTGCCGACCACGTTGGCTATCGTCCAGCGATCCAACGCATTCGCACCATTCCAGATGTTTGCCCTTAGTGCAATAGTAGCGCCTTGGTTAAGGCTGGAAGTCGCAGCCACATTCGTGCCAAGGTCGATGATGCCAGCAGTGTTTGCACCCATGAATAGTTGAAGCCCGTTGGTGCCTGAGCTCTGTATCGTCGGCGTGCTGCTCAGACCCAAAGTGCCTGTGCTACCACTAAGGTTGAGACCAGAGGCACAAGTCAGAGTGACTGCCCCGCCGGCAGAGAGAAAAGTCAGAACGTTCCCTGATGGAGTGATTATTATGGGATTGACGCTGGCGCTGCTGCACAACTGCAACACACCTGTAATAGAACTTGGCGTGCCAAGAACCAGACCGCCGGATGGATTGGACAGGCTTGCATTCACACCTGAACCACTATGTGTGAAAGCAAGAGTGGATAGGCTGCTGACCTGAGTGAGCACAGGTGTTCCTGTCAACGCTGTGCTTGATTGCACTCCGTGTGCGGTAGGATCAGTGAATGTGCAAGTGACGGCTGTGCCTGTGATCAGAGATACGACATAACCATTGAGCCAAGCCCCTATGGTAGGCATACCTGAAATCTCCAGAAGAGTTCCCGCAACGAATGTCGAGCCGACCAATGTGAGCGTCACGACATTGCCAGCAGTCTCAGAAATGAAGGTGATGGCGGCGCTGCCGCTCAGTTGCACGGGGGTAGCAAGCACACCCTGAATAGACCAAGTGTCAGTCGCAGAGGCAGCTAATGAGCCCGCCGCCGCCCCAAAGTAGGTTCCAGACAGTTGATGAGTGGGGCTATTATTACCAACACCCATAGTGGCGGCAGTGGTGTTTGCCCACAACCACGCTGCGGTAGTGGTTTGGTCGAACGTAGACGTGAATCCGGCGTTGGCAAGAGTCAGGTTTCCAGTGGCGTTCTGGATAGTGTTCCAGACACCTGGACCTGTGGCACCTGTATAGCCAGTAGCTCCAGTCGCACCTTGTGACCCTGTTGCTCCTACTGCTCCCGTTAGTCCTGTGGAGCCAGTTGGACCTGTGGCACCCGCTATTCCATTTGAGCCAGCCGCACCTGTCGGACCTGTAGGACCCGTCGGCCCTGTCGATCCTGTTGCCCCTGTTAAACCAATCGGTCCAGTTGAGCCAGTCGATCCTGTTGCCCCTTGCATACCCGTATTTCCCTGAAGTCCTATCGGTCCCGTGAAACCAGTAGTACCTTGTATTCCTTGCGGTCCAGTCGCACCTGTCGCTCCCTGTATTCCTTGAGCACCAGTCGGTCCTGTGAAACCTGTTGGACCCGTGGCTCCGCTCGGCCCTGTCGAGCCAGCAATTCCCGCTGCACCTGTCGGTCCTTCGGGTCCACTCATCGACAAATCAATTAACGGCACGTTTGCGCCTTGACCTATGAACAACTGCCCAGTGTCCGTGCAATAGAACGGCTCACCGAGTTCTCCCGAGGCTGGGAGATTGGCGAATAGACCACGGCGTAAAAGTATGTGATAAGCAGCAGGCATAACGTTGTCCCTTTAGAAATCGTCGGAGAACAAACCACCGTCCAGAGTGCCTTCTCCACCTGCTGGTGCGGTGACTGGCAGGGCGGTATCGTAGAAATGAAAGCGAAACTCCAGCACAGCACGAAAGACAAAGCCTTTTCCGCCAGCCTCGTAAGTCAAATCAAAGTCTTTTTCGCTTACAACTCCCGATACAGGAGTGGCGTCGGTATCGGGCAGATTTCCGTAATAACTTTCCAGCAGCATACGAACGGCTTGAGCGATAGCACGGGAGGTATAAAAGTCTGTGGCATAGCAATCGGCCTGAAATAATCCGTGCCGGAAGCCAGTTGCTCCGAGGGTGTCGTAATCGTCGCTGGTCGTCACACGGCTTAGAATTACGTATGGAAGCACCGCTCCCTTGGGCGCAAGTATCCAAAAGACCCTCGCACCGACCAGTGCCGAGGTTTGTTCGTCGCCCGTTAACAGTTGTAAAATGCCTTGCTCGATTGCCATTTATGTTCCTGTATTCTCAATCCAGCACCACAGTTCAAGTTGAATGCGCTGCCCGTCAATGTCGCTTATCGTTTCGATGTTGTAGGTCTGGTCGTGATACTGAATAATCATGTCCGCAGTTGGGATAAAGATCGGCGAGTAGCGCATCGTGATCTTAAAAGTTGATGAGGCGTCTCTGACCTGCTTCAAATCTTCTTCCTTGCCTCTCCATGAGGCGATGTTGGCATGGGTCGTCCACACTGGTGCGAGAGCGCCGGGAGTGCCGTCAGTGGCAGCGGGTGTTGACTGCATAAAAGTGATTACGCAGTTCAACTCCGAGGCGGATTTGTAACGGATGCCAGTTGAAATTCTCTTTGGAAGCATTAGCGAGGTATCCTCATTGACCGATACGGAGCTAGCAGTGACATCAAGGTCATGTAGGTTTCCGAGGTCGGCTCTATCGTGACGATGTTTCGGTTGTCCCAGTAGTGAGCGGCGAGAAACATCACCGCCAGTTGCAGACGGCTGGGAACGGTGGCAGCGGTGTCGCCGTATCCTGCCCAGTATTCAACTTGGATACAATCTTGCCGACGGTCGGTCAGCGGCCACCAACTTCCAACGTTGAGGCAAATCTTGTCACAGGCAACCGTGTAGGTGGTCGGGTCCATCGTCTGTAAAACGCCGTTGGTATCGAAGTATGTGATTACAACTTGGTCTGTGACTGGAGAAGTGCCGGGAACGATTACAGGACGGCGAACCAGTTCGATGCTGTCGCTGGATTGGAAACCATACCACCACCAAGGAGCCCAGTCGTAGGTGTAACCGAGTTGAAAGTTTAGTAAAGACCGAGGGTCTTGTTGTCCTGGGAAAAAGTCGTAGGTTTCGTAAACCTGCTCCGTGACGCAGGCGGTTGCCGCAAGTGTTTCCACTTCATCGGTAGCGGCGTCAATGAATGTTTCGACAAGCGTGTAATAAGGATTCACCGCCAGCGGCGATGTCCCTGCCATGTATTGCTCGGGACAATCAAAGCGACCGAACGCCGCCACTTGTGCTGGCGTCAGGACGGCAACTTGTCGAGGTGTCACAATTTCTTGATACATTCGATTATTTCCTCTTTGCCAGTTCGAGTTTCTTTCGGAGAATGTCGATTAGGTATTCCGTATTCGGCTGTTCTGGTTCTTTCACTTCCTCCGGCTTGGCTTTCAGAGCCGCAGGAGTGTGCTCGAATACCGACAGGTTGAATGAATTGGAAATGGCTTTATCTTCGGAGACTGCGGTTGCGAAGTGAGCAGCGACGGCTTCGGCTGGTGTCATCCACGTTTCCGCTGCCATCAGCGCCAGCACTTTGGTTTTGTCTACGCCCGTGCGGGCTACATAAATGTCCGCAGCAGAACCAGTGACCGTATCCAGAACGTCTGCCATTTTGCGAAGGTCGGCAGCGTATCCCATCGCCAGACCAGCGGCATTGTGAACCATCATGCAGGAACCGTCGCTCATTGTGCAGGTGTCTCCTGCCATCGCAATGAGAGAGGCAGCAGAGGCAGCCAGACCGTCCACAATGACGTTTACGGGCTTGCCTTGCGACTTTATGAGGTTGTAAATAGTCACGCCCTCGAATAAATCACCGCCAGGACTATTGAGCCGCAACGCTATGGAACTGAAGTCGCCAGCCTCAGTGATAGCCTCGGACACCAGCTTCCCAGTGATACCCTCGGAGAACAGGTCGGCACCGATGACATCGTAAAGTTCGAGAGTGAGAACCGTGTCGGCGGTTCCTCTTGACGAAGCCTTTGCCGTGAAAGCGAGAGGTGCGGTCATCGTGCGAAGTGAAAATTCTTTGTTCATTAGTTTTCCTTTGTTGCCAGTGTTACGAGCACGGCGTGGGCGTCGGAATCTGAAATGGATTTGTCTTTGCGACCCTGGATGTATGCTTCGGCGTCGGTCAGAGAACACGCCAGAACTTCACTGATAAACTTGGCGTCTATCGTTCCCTTTGCTTCTTTTCTTTCCACTCGCTCTGCGAGGGAGTTTGCGATTGTCAGGAGCCGAGCAGTTGTCTTAGGTGTGGCGTCCGAAGTGGAGTTTGGGTCGGCGTCTGGTGCGGTAGGTGTATTCTTTGGGTCAATAGACTTTCCGTCATCACTCAGAACATCCTGGCCGGGTATGTAGATTTCGCCATCGTTGAATACTGCCGTGTTCGCTGGCAGACAATACCAATCCAGACCTTCCACGGTGTCTTGATCTTCGAGAACTCGCACCTCGTTGGGCGACATCTGACCAGACCTGATTTGTATTTCGTAGGTTTCGGCACGCTCACGAAGCGAACCACGGAGAATTGGATTGCTGTCGTGCTTGGCGTAGACTGTCGCTCTGTCTTTCGGCAGAATGAGGTCACGGGTAATGCTCTGCTCTAGTGCTACGCAATGAGGCATCAGCGAAGTCTGGAAATAATCCTCAAGGAAAGCACTGGAACTGGCGTAGGTGGAACTCTGTTGACCCATTCCCAACTTGACTAGCAGCGGAGCACCACCAAGAAGGCGAGTGACTTCCTCGGCATCCCACTTGCGACTTTCAAGGAACTGGCTTTCTTGTGCGTTGAAAGCCATTTTCTCGAACTTGACACCGCCTGGGAGAAGTGAGAACTTGGCAGCGTTCTGTGAACCAGAGAAATTCTTTTTCAGCGTGTCAACAATGTTCTGTGCTTCTGGTTCGGTCACCTGCGTGTCTGGTGGTAAGGTCAGGAACCCGCCCATGCTCAGACCGTTAGCGAAGTTTCTTCCAGCAACCTCTTCCTGAGCCAGCAAAAGACTAAGAGCTTCCTTCGCCAGAGCAACAATAGCGGCACCGTTCATGCCGTTGCCTTGAAGATTGGTTGAGGTTGTGTGCCATAGTTCCGACTGCTGAAACTCCCGCATGTTGCCGAACAGGTCGGAATACACCCAGAACGCTCTCGGCTTGGAGCCGCTCAAGTCCCACTTCTGCGTCATGTTCCACGCATCCAGAGGATTGAGAGCGATAATCTTCCCTGTCTGGTCACGGATAATCTGGCAGAAACAATTCGATGCCATGATTAGCTGCGAGGCCAGAAACCAGCGCATTTGATACGAGGTCTGCCACTGGTTCGGGCAGTCCTTCAATAGCGTATAAAGCGGATTGGCGATTGCTGGCTGTGTTCTCACACGCCCTTCGCCGTCCACAGTTCGAGAGCGAAGGAGAAGCGGCATCTTTGCGATGTCGGACGCCAGAACTTTTACACCCGCAAGAAATGAAGCCACACGAATAGCGGTGTCCTTAGTGACTGGCTTGCCAGCAGCGGTTGGAAACCCAAGCAACGCCTGCACGAAATCAGCCGACGGATTTGCCAGTGTGCTGTCCATCTTGATAGCGGCCTTCGCTTCTGACAAATCAAGTATTGTTAGTCGTGACATTATTTCCTTTAAGCACTGACACAGAAGAACGATGGTCGAGGCTTGATTACATTTTCTGGGTCGAGAGCACGCCCGAGTGCCATGATTAGAGAGGCACACCCGTCTATCTTTTCCCTTTTGCTATCACGATCTGGCTTTATAAAGTTCGTGCCCTTCTGTGTGTTCCATCGAAGATTGGAGACTTGCCACCGCATAATCGGATTACAGTCGTGGGCAAATTCCTTCCGCAATGTTTTACGCATGAACTCCAAGCAAGGGCCGTTCATCTTTACTGGCGTCTGAGGGAAGGCAACGAACTTCTGCATAGGGAAGCCACTCTCACCAAGCATTCTGATTAACTCCGAACTCCATGCGCTGTCGTAGGCGAGTTCCTTCAGGTCGAACAGTTTGTTAATCTCGGTGATTTGTTCCGCTATGAACCGAACATCGGTCAGGTTGCCGTCCGTGGTGGTGATAAAGCCATCGTCTGCCCAGCGGTCGTAAGGAACGTGGTCACGCTTGACCCTGCCTTCTATGTTGTCCTTCGGGCACCAGAAGTATTCGAGTGTCCGCCATCTTTCAGTTGTCTTTAGCGGCGGGAATAGCAGCACCAGTGCCGAGGTATCCAACTTGGGTGCCAAGTCGAGAGCACCGAAGCATGGTCTGCCTCTCAACTCTGCTATCGTTTCGGCTCTGAGTCGCTTCGGGTCTGGATGGTTGGCGATGTCCTCACGGCAGCAGGCGTCCCACTTCGACAGTTCGATGGCTGGGTTTTCGGCGTCGCTACTCCACATGTTCAAAGCGAAACGCTTTGCCTCTCCCATGCTGGTGGGCTTGCCCATTGCTTCGGCTATTTCTTTCTGGATTGTCTCCAGAGGGAACAAGTGGCCGAGGGAGGGATTGGACTTGATCCAGTTGGCTGGGTCTTTCCAATCGTCTTTATCCGCCATGCTGAAAATGAAAGGGGCGAACTCATCGTCCTGGAGATGCCCGTCCAGTACTTTTGTTCCGTAACTACGCTCTGCCCAGCAGAGAGAGGTTCCGCCAGCACTGGAGCCAGCGGTGGTGGTCTCGATAATCATTGGCTGCGGCCGTGTTCTGCCGCCGTATCGAAGCACGGAGTAAAGATTGGAGCCAGCCGTCCAGCGGTGGAGTTCATCCATTACGGCGCAACTGACAAGGGCACCGTCCTCGGATGCGGCGTCTCTGGACATCATGCTCAGTCGAGATCCTGTGCCAGGAATGTAGAGAGCCAGAACAGGTTCGATGCCTGACTGTTGAATGGCAGCCTTCAGATCGGGATTACGCTCCCGCATCGCCACGGCTTCCTTGAAACAGATGGCGGATTGCTTTCTGGTAGTGGCACTGATAAACACTCGGGCGGATAGTTCTCCGTCGGCAACGAGGTGGTAAAGGGCAAGGGCAGCAGCGAATGCGGTCTTGCCATTCTTCTTTGCCACTTCAAGATAGATACGGCGGAACCTGCGTGTGCCGTCATCTCTCTTCCAACCGTGGGAGATGTATGAAAGGGCGTGCTCCCACGGCATCAAGATCATTGGATCGGTCTGATTGGGCGGTGTGCAAAACGTTTCTATGAACTCCGCAACTCTCACGCCAGCGTCGGCGTCAAAATATAAACCTCGTGAGGCAGCAGTCTCCAAGTCGGATACATGACGCTGGCAAGCCTTCACGATGTAAGGACCAGCGACTTGCTTCCCGCTTAACACGTCCGAAATGAATTGTTCCGCTATCGACAAGGTGTTCCGTACACTTTCTGTCTTGTGTTGTTCGTTGGTCTGGTGTCTTGGTTCTCCAGATACGAATAAGTACCGTCAGGAGCCACGCTGGTGACTGCCTCTATCACTGCCTTAGGGGCTATTCGGCGAGCCTCGTTTATGAACTCCTCGCCGAGTGAGCATCGAATGTTTTGGGCGAGAGTTTCGGACTCGTTTGGTTCGTACTGAATAATGATTGAGACGGTGATAATCATTTGTTCCTAAACAGAGATAGGGGAGGACGGTTTGCGCCGTCCGTCCCCTAGTGGAGTAGCTACTGTATGAAGTCGTTACACGCCGTAGTGGTCGGGCTTCCTTTCAGGAGCCTTCGGCTTCGGGTTTGTTTCTGGAGGGTCGAATACTGGCGCTGGGTGCTTCTCGTCAGGTATCTTTTTCTCCGTGTGTGGAAATGGAAAGTCGTGCTCGTTTAGATTTGACATGGGTGAGTTCTCCTAAGATTTAATTGGTGCGCCCACGGCTCTTGCGAACGACAGGCGCATAACTGTTTTAGCCAGTGACGGTCATTACCTGTACGGCCTCGGCGAGTAGGCAACGCTGGTCTGTTCTGCGGTATCCGAGGATGATGGTCTGACCGTTTAGAGCGGCAACTTGGTCAAGCACCTTCGCACGAATGGCAGAACCACCACGATCACCGATAACCCATCCTGCTCGGAAGTCTCCGAACAGTACCGCTCCGCTGGTGGAAGGACTTGCGGCGAAGGTCGGCATCTGTGAGGAGAAGGCTACTGGGAAACCAAGCAGACGGTATGCGCCTGTGTCGTCCCATGTAACGAAATTCTGGAACTGACTGGAGGCGATTTGTGTTTTGTACAGATTGATTAGCGTCTGACGGTTTGCCAGGAAGCTGGCATTGGCGTAATAGGCTTCTTTCAGGGCAGCGATTAGATCAAGGATGCCGTCAATGCTTAGGGCTTCCGTGTTCGCAGCCTGAGCACCGTTGAGATAGCCTTGAGGCTGTCCCACACCAGTGCCGTTGATGAACATACTTTCCTCGTAGTTGTAAATGGCTCGGTCGAGGTCGGCGGTAACGAATGCTGCTAGTGCGCCCACGTCCTGAAGAAGTTCCCAGGACACGGCAACACTGTCGCCTGACATGTAAGCCGTCAGGGTTACATTGCTGAACTGTGGAACGTTCGTAGCGAATGCGTTGGTAGCGGAGTTGTTTGTTTCCGCCTTCGCAGCGGCTACGGTACGAACTGTCTGAACGGGGAACTTAATGTCCATCTCGGTAGGAATAACGAGAGACAGTTTACGGGCAGACGCTTCGAGCGGTGCCAGCGCAACAATCTCCGGGTCGAACTGTGATGGCACAAGGAAGCTACCATCTGCGGCAGTTCCACCTTCGCCAAGTGCGGCGTTAGTAAAGTTGCGGGTCTGGATTGCCTTCCAGAATGCGTCTCTGTATTCTGCCGATAGCTTAAGTTTGTTCTTGTTCTTTGCTTCCGTCGGAACGAAGATGTCTGAGGTAGGCAAAGATAGTTGGGTCTTACCCTTTTCAATAGCAGCCATACGAGTAAGGCTGAGGTCAATCATCTTGACTTCGGCGTCCATCGTCTTATAGCTGTCTTCCTCGGTGGCGTTTAGTCCACGCTTTTCATCTTGTGCCTTGTTGAGCATTCCCTCTAGAGCGGTCAGAAGTTCCGCCTTGCGACTATTGTGGATTGTTGCGTCCATAGAAATCCCTTGTAGGTGTTGCTGTGCGTGCCATTGGGTAATCAGAGGACTACGAATGGTCAGGCGCCTAGCTCAGAGGAGAAGGCTCACTATTTAGCGCAGGGAGGGAAATCTATCGTTTTCTTAGTTAGCGGAACTCTTTGGGAGTTGGGAGTTAATAAAACGGGTCAACGCAGTGGATGGAGGAGCGTCAACGGCAATCTTGGAACGGTCAGACGGCGACATACCGAAGCGACCACACAGGCTGACCATTGCGTTTAGTTCCATAATCTTCTGGGTTCCGTTCCGCAGCTTGAAGATGAGAAGGCAGAGCACTTCAAACATAGTGCGGTCAGATACCTTGCCGACGCCTGGAAGAAGTTCGGCGGATACTTCACGCCAGATGGCTTGGACTTCTGGTGACAGTCGAGCGGGCGGGTCACCCAACGGCTGGTCGGTATCAGGTTCGTAAGGTCTTATACGGCTCGGGTGCTGAAGAAAACTTCCTCGGGTGTCGAGGATGGCTGTGGCTATGCGAGGTCTTGACATCAGGGTCCTTTCACAACTGTGCACAGTTGTGCACAATTCACGTTTTCAATTCGGTTCGATTATGGCTTTTCCGTGCAAAACGATCGCACGCTCTCTTTGATCTAAAGCGCTTAGGAGATCGGACGGGGCACGGATACGGCGAGTGTTTTGCCAGAATAGCGGGGCACGGATGGCGTTATTAACGCTTGTACCCATTCGCTCAGTCAGCCTCTTCAGGGCCCTGGCCCACGAATGCGAAACACGAGGCAATGTTCTGCCAGCGTGCGCCAACCCGCTAGAGGTTGACGTGAAAACCGCAGAACACCAACCCGGTGAAAGGCTCGCTAGGGCCGTTGCTCCTCATTGTTTAGCTAGCAGAGCCTTGAATTTCTTGAGTTCCTTTACCCTCCGCTTTTCAGAGTTTGAAGTTGCTTGGAAGACCCCAGTCGCACATTCCGGGGAGTCGGCCAAGTAGACAATAGCCATCACTGCTTGTTGTGAGCGGCATCGATAGCCACATGAGCCATTGCCTGTGTAAGCAAACTGCTGTGCAACCGTTGCTGACGGATAGTAGGTGCCTGCGGCAGAAAAGGTGTGCGTGAAGTTCTGATTAAATGGAATGGGACCCGCATTCATGGAAATGGAGTCCTCCGATGTTCCATCACCCCAATTTACAGCGCCTCCACCATTTGCGACCGCATTGCCTTTGGTATCCATCGCCCCATCGACCCTGACATTAATGCCGGATACCGCTTGGCCTGCACAAGCCCAAATGGGGTCAGGAGTAAATTTCAAAGGTGTGTTGCTACACCATCCAGTACAACCGTTTGCTGTGTTCGGATTGTGCGTATCATTCCCGAGACTCTGATTGCAGCTCCCATTTGATGGACAGGGCGGGTATTTTGGCGGGTTGCCCGGCTGGGCAAGAAGCATCGCAGCACTGGCAACACAAATGGCAACTCTAGCTACGACCAATCCTCTTTTGTGCTTTTTCATTGGTGCCTCCGTTAGTCAGAATAGGCAGGCTCTTAAACCAGAGCGGATAATGCTTCCGCTCACGTGACAGTACGTGATCCTGCTGTTGATCCTGGGATTCGGCCCTTGAGGTTCGGCCCTAAAGAAGAGGCCCCTTTTATATCCCTTTTGTGTTTGCGGGTCAAGAGGATTTGCGCTGGGGTGAGATTACACCGGTCCGGCACGCCAGCAAGAGTGGTCTTGTTCTGATTTCTAACAAAACGACATCGGTGACCAGGCATCAGAACGACCCTTGATAAACTACTTCACACTTCCCGTGGCCTGAACCCGTATCGAAACGGAGAATTGTGTCCGTCTAATTAGCCTCTCCAGCCAATTCGGGAATACAGGAGGTTGGTCAAGGCGCTGCTTAGTTCTTTCGTGGAGGGGTGCCTGTTATTGTCAGGAGGACGAATGGTGAGCGAAGGTGCTGTCTTCCAGTGCCGTCTTCGATGAATGGCAGGAAGCACACAAACCTTGGCAACGGTTCACGTCGTAGAAGGCGGCGATGCCGAACTGAGCCACCACTTCTCTTGCTGTCAGTGGATGGTGGTCGCATACTGTCGAGGCTTCATGACCGCACATACGGCAGAGCGGGTCTCTCCTGAGCACCGCCGCTCTTGTGCCTTTGATCCATCGTTTGCACTGGTAAAGGTTCCTAATAGGGTCGGCTGCACTGTATCGACTTGATAGTTTCTTATACGCCGCCGCATTGTTGTTGGTCTGGTGGTCGGCGCAATACGAAGTGCCTTGCAATGCCCGCTTGCTACAATCACGGCACAGGGACACAGGCGACACTGGCATTTATACCCAGCCTTCTGATTTGTGGGAGGAGCGAGCCTTGGGAGTGCATTCGAGTTCCACAAGCCATTGCTTCATTATCTCCAGGGACTTTTCAGCGACCGCTATGTACGGACTGATCGTTGGTTTGGCATCTTCCCCTTTCCCCGTTCTGATAACCGTTCCATACTTCTGGATGTTGAGTTCGGCTTCTTTCCAGCGACCGTAGGCCACGCAATACGCAGCCAGGGCAGGTGCATCCACTGTCGTTAGTTTTTCGCCGAGGTCGGCAGACATCCGAACCCATTCGAGGCGGGCGAGTTCTCCCAAGTGGTCAGGACAGGCTAAGGCAGTCATTGGTTTTCCTTCGGTGGTTTGCCAAGGTCGGCGAATAGAAAACCACCGTCTGGGCATTCCTCTTCCGCCATCTTGCGGTATTCTTGTGCTCGTTTCCGAGCCTCTATCAAATCTTCTTCGGTCATGCGATTAGCCTTTTGGCGATGGCTTCATCCATCGGTAAACCTTTGTATTGAAAGACGGCACACGGTCTGCCGCCGAAGCCTTCCACCTCGGAAGTATTTCCTGCCCTGGGCGAGTATTCTCCGGGCTTTTTCATCAGTCCCCATTGAAGAGACTTGTTGAAACTGCGGATCAGGGAGGGGTGAGCCGGGTAGGTTCTCAAACGATAGCCACAAGCCTTGTAAGCCGCCCCCAATTTCTCTATTAGGGTCATTGCCAAGCCAAGACCCTGCCAATCTGGAAGGGTCACCAGTCGAGAACATCGTTTTATGTCCCGAACGCTTGCGTGGGGAAAATGCAACATGCCAGCAAAGGAAGTCGGTTGCTCATTCACAAACAGGACGAAGCATTTTGCCGACTTGTTGAGGTCGGCGGTTAGATAGTGAAATGGAGCGAATACCTTCCAGTATTCGTATCCGACCCGATGAATTTCAACGTCAATGGGTGGTCGTTGCCGAAGTGACCTCCGGGAAAATGTCATTGTGCTGGGCTCGAAGATCCAGTCAGGTTGCAGCCAGTCGAGAATGTCAAAGTGACAAGAGGCGGCAACGAACTTCAGATTATTTCTGCGAACGTATTTCTGGACGGCGTGACAGCCAATCTGAGCCACTTGGCGATCTACCACGCTGGTAAATTCGTCCATTACGATTGGACTGGTCGGGGAAAGCAGTCGGCGTGCCATTTCCACTCGGAACTTCTCACCGTTGGAGAGAACCGAGTAAGGCCGCATCCAGGCTGGGATGGTATTGAAGCCAACGCTCTGGCAGGTTTCCGATACTGCTTGAATGGACAAGTCGGGAGGAAAATCGTCTATTACGGACGGCGCTTCCCAGGTGAACGGCTCTGGAATGCTGAATACTCGGGACAGAATGGAACTCTTGCCGCAGCCAGAGGGTCCGACTATCAAGCCAACGTTCCAATCGAAGCCCTCGATTGGCAAATCGCCGTGGAAGTGAATTTCCGACTTGTCAGCCAGCGGGACATCGAAGATGGAGGCCAACTGCTTTACTCTCGGGCTGTTTACGATCTTGCTGGAAACTACGAAGTCAAAGCCGCACATTTGAGGCCGTCCTTTTCAAACTTGGTCAGCAGTTCAAACTGTTCCTGCTCACTGGCGCATTCCACGATGACCTTAAATGTGAGGTCGTTGCTCATGGTCAATTCTTTGTCGCCTTCTGCTTCTTCCGCATTCGGTTCTATGATTTCTTTCAATTCGCCAGTGCTGAAATAAGGCTGGAGGTTCAAGACTGTGCTTAGGTCTTTGAGCACTGCGGGGTTCCATTCCAAACCTATTTCAGCGGTGCGGTTGTCAGCGACCGCCAGAGTCTTGGCTTTCGTATCTGAGGCGTCGAGGTCAGTGCGGCGAACCACCACAAGTTGTGAGCCGTCGCTGTCTACGAGGATTACTTCCTGATTCAAGCCAGCAAGTTGAGCCGCTGCCGCTGTTTTATTTCCCGCCAGTATTACGCCGTTCTTGTCGGTCACGATACTGCGACCCGCTCCACAGGAAGCGAGGGAGACCTCTACAGCAGTTTTGCCACGCAAGGTTCCAGCGTTAGCGTTGGCAGGGTCTTGAACAAGTTCACTAAGTTTCATTCGATTCATTCCATTCGACTTGAAAAGAGGCGAGAGCGGAAATGCCGTTCTCGCCTCTGGCTCCCAGGATGGAAGCAAGCCAAACCACCGACGGCTTGGCCAAAGTTAGAATTATGGTTCCTACTATCTGGCGAAAACGGGCTTTTCTATCGGTATTGCTTCAACTTGAGGGCTATGCTTTGCAGTTTCTTGCGAAGGCGGGACATGCGGTTGTAAACGGCGGCGTGGGCGATGTTGTAAGCGAGGGCTATTTCGTGGACTGTTTCTGTTTGATAGTGCTTGAGGAATGTCTGGTCACGCTTCGATAGAGCGGTCAGAGCGAGTTCCAGAAACATGCTGGTTTGGGAGTCACCCGCTCCACCCAGTTTCATGTATCTGCGGATCGGACGTTTGTTGTCATCGTCGGGACCAGAACCTCCAGAACGGCTTCCACAGTTGTGCTGGTCGTGGTCGGGAGGTCTGTTGAGATACACCAGATGATGGTCTGTGCCCTTCCAAACGGAGAGACCTTCTTTGGCGAGGATTTGATTCCAGTATTTTTGTGAGGTGTTTTTACAACTCATTATTCCTTTTTACATTTCTCAAACGGGCGGCTGGCTTCTTCCCAGTGCTGGCTCAAAGACAACACCGAGGTGCCCACCAGTCCGCCTGTCGAGTGCCCGAATCCACGGGCGTGACAGCACATTGTTGGAAGTCGCTTGCTGAAGGCGCTTGCAACGATACATAATCAGCGGAGAACTTTTCGCACGGCACTGATTACCCCTGCGTTGCGACAGGTTTTATGGTCGACATCCCGTGCAACTCTTTTGAAGGTTCTTTGTTGCCAAATAGTTTCTTAAGGTATTGCCTTGTTGCTACGATCTGGAGATCACTCAACCACGGACGCTGATTGGGAATCGCAGCCGCTATTTCGTCCGCCTCTTTCATCCACGCCCTCACTTCGGCGAGCGTTTTACAGGCGTTGAGTCTTTCGGCACGGTTCATAATCCCCTTTATAGAGGGTCGTCTATCTTCCCTCCAGCCTTCAGCGTTTCTCTTGCGTGTTCTTTGCTGGCGAGTGAATAGCGTTTCAAGCCAGTGGCATCTATGCGAACGTTGAAGGATAATCCCCAGGCTGAGCGAAGATAGCGCCTCCGTCTTGGGCCGTCTGCCCCGCCAATCACGCCCGCCACAAGTTCCTGATCGGTGAATCCACTGTCGCTGGCTATGAATGCTTTGAGCACCTCGATGGCTTGGTTCTTACGCTTCTCCGTGCGGTTGGCAGATGTTCTTTCGAGCCTGTCTCCGATGCGCTGGACAGACTTTTTTGTCTTAGACACGGTTGGCATTGATGGTGTCCACAGTTCTACAGTCTCTTGCTCCATAATGTTTCACTCCTTAACTCTTATGAGCCCGCCGGACTCACTGGCGTTCGTGTCGGCGGCTCAATAATGTTGTATCTACAGAAATCCTTAATGCGGGTAATGTCGGAGAGACACTTCTACCTTACCCTTGGTAGAAGTGTCTCCATGCGGTATAAAGCCGTATGAGCATACTTGCTGGTTCCGTGGAAGGCAGAAAGTCTTTCGACCCAATAGCCAAACATCATTCGCTAAATGATGCCCTTGTGTTTATTGTCGGCTCCACAGCGTTTCATTCGTGCTTACGAATGGGAGCATTCTTTCCACTCCGCAGCAACGCCTTACCGCCGACATAGCAGCCCTCCTCCTGACGCTCACCTTTACTGAGGACAGGGCTACAAACTACGCC